TTGAACTGCTGTTGCTATCGTGGCTGTTGCGGTATCTGAGGCTGAGATTGCTTGGGCTACCTCTGTGGTGGCTGTTGCTAAGGCTGTATTTACTGCTTGCTGTGCAGGGCTTACGACTACCTGTTCTGCTGGTGTTGGAACTTGATCTGCATGTGCATAATCAGTTGCAGAGAATATCATCCAAATTGTTAAAAGTAACCCCACTAATCCACTTTTGATTAGTATATTTTTAATTTATTCTCCAACTTATTAGCCTGTAGTGGTGGTTATGACTAATAAAACTATTATACCATTTTTATATAAAAAGAAAGAGGGTTAGCGTTAACTAACCCTCTAACTTAATAAGTTATATTACTTTTTTAAAGCAACTTTAGCCTTTGGAAACTTTGCATTCCACTTCTTTGCAAGAGCATTATACTCTGCAATATATGTAGCCTTAGCAATATCAGATGCTGCTTTAGCAGTAAGTGTTGCTGAATCAGATGTTGCCTTTGCATCTGCAAGTGCTTTATCTGCTGCAACCTTATCTGCTGCACGTCCAGCCTTTTCTGTTGCTAGTGCTGCATTAGCAATTGCTAGTTCTGCGTTCTTTGATGCAAGTTCTCCTGCAAGATCACGAACTGCTACTGTTGCAACTACAGAACCTACTGGTGCTGAAAGACCAGTCACTGCTGTTGCTACTGTTGCATACGCTGTAACAGTTACTGAACCTGAAGCAGGAAGTGTAACTGTTTGCTCTTTAGTTCCAAGTGTTGCTACTGCTGTGTCTGTTGTAAGTGCTGTTGCAGTTGCTGCACCATTTGCGCTTACCAAAGTGTTGATTGTTGCTCCACCTTTTAGATTACCAAATACATCGTATCCTGATACCTTAATAGTTGCAATTGTTGCTGCTGCGCCAGATGCTGGTGCAGTAAGAGTAATTGAATTCAAAGCACCTGCTGTGCCTTGTACATAATATGTTGTTGAATTTCCACCAACTGTTACAACAACTGTTCCAACTGCAGTAGTCTTTGTATAAACATAAAAATCTGCTGTTGTTCCTGTTCCTGTATTAATTGTTAGTGATGATGATCCAGATGACGCTGTTACTGGTACTGTTGATGTTGCAAGAGCAGGCACAATTGTTGCATTTACTGCAACTGCTGAAACTGCTGTACCTGTATCTACAGATGTTACAGCAATCTTTAATGCATCTGCTGCGTCTACGCTATTATCTGCTGGTACTGGAAGTGCTACAGGCACTGTTGATACTGTACCACCTGTTGCTGCAGAACCCGCAACCGTTAAGGTTGTCGTGGCTGCGCTTGCAGATGTTGCTGCAAGCATTGTGCTAGTCAGGGCTGCAGCGATGACTAAACTTACCTTTTTGAATGAATTCATTTTTCTCCTTGTTAGTTTTATATTGTTTGGAACCTATCAAGATAATCCTTGACATCGTCAGGAATTTCCCTTGACTTTAAGTTTACCACATCTGAACTATTTGTGTCAACTAGCCTTGAAGAAGACCACGTATGAACATCTATTTCAGTATTCATATTTTTAGGGGTGTGAGAGATAGCACCAAAAACAGCGCCACAAACCGCATCAGCCAAGTCCTTAGATTTTTTTCTTGGGTGATCGACCCTATTGCCTTTCATTATTTTTAATTCCGACATTTCTTCTAAAAGAAGCGGAATCATTGGTATGGCGACTCTTTCTTCATAAATCATCATAGCCAAATCTTCGTAATGTTTTTTAGCAACAGAAACAGTATCAGTCTTTATTCCTACTTGCTTTAATTCTTGTTGTATGTCAAATGATTGCCACCTATCAAATGAAACCATTCCTAGGTTAAAACCTTGTCTTCTTAGGTTCTGAATCCACTGTTTTACTTCAGATAAATTTACAGGTCCCTCTGCTCTTGGCTCCCAATATACTACTGCATCTACAACAACTAGTGGTGCTACTTGCTCGTAATCTTTAATTACCTGAATATTAACCCATTTATCTACGTGTGCAATTGCTACTGCACATTTGTCGTGCTTTTGTGCAAGGTCAGCGTGAACATAATAAATTTTATCTGGGTCTGGTTTAAATGTTTCATCAAACCTTTTAAAGTTATCTATTGGATTTCTTAATGTCATACAGGCTTCAAGTTTTTGTTTATCTTTGAAGAATGCATCTGAGGCATAAGTTGGCATGCAGGCAAAACGCATCATAGCATCACCAAGATCTGTATAAAATGCCATCTTAAAGTCTTCTATGCTTCTTGTTGGGTTTACTTCCCATGTTGGTCTTTTGAATGCCAAGACTTTTGGAATTTTATAATTAATAATGTGATCTTCATCCCAGGAAATTTCAAATTGATTGTTTGGATCATCGTGTGGTAGGTCTGGGTTCATTATAAACTTATGTGTCTTTTCAATTGTTTCTTTTTCAAATATAACATCTTCGTATTTTTGTGAAATAAAATCACCTTGATATCTTGGAAATGATAAAAGAACAACTTTACCTAAGTCTGGAAAACGTGAATCTACGCTACCACGAAATGCTTTATAGATATTCTCAGCGGTTTTACCCTGTTCATTTCCAGTTCCAACCTCAGATGCAAAACCTGAAATTTCATCAAGAACTGCCATTAAAAGGTTTAAACCTTCGTGAGATTCTCTTTCTGAGTGTCCAGAATAAACGGTTATAGAGTGATCAAACTCAATTGAATCTGCTTTTGCATTGTATTTACCAGCAAACCATGGTGACTTTTCAATTTTTGTTTTAAAACCTTTAAAGAAAACATTTTTAGCCTGTTGTGCGTTAATTGCTACGTTAATAATATCAATAGCGTCCCCAGAAGGTTTTCCATAATATCTTGCTGGATCTTTAAGACATAAAAGTTTGTATACAACATAGGCACATGCTACTGTTGATACAAAGTCTTTTCCAGATCCTTTGCCAAGTTGCAAAATGATTTCATTTTTTGTATATTTATCAAAATAATTTGCACCTTCGACTGCACCATAAAGTTCTTGAAGTTCTTCTTTTCTATAAATTTGACTCATTGCTTCTACAATGTCATATTGAATATCGGATAATTTTGGTTGACCTAAATAATCAGAAGATTCAACAAATGTTTTTGCATTTACTGGTGTTTCATTAAATTGATTTTCTTTTAATACTTCTAGGAAATCATTAAACATTGTGTTGGACAATTGTTATCACTTCCCCTTCTTTTGCAATAGCAGAAAGTCTTTGCATAACTAAATCACGAATTTCTGGATGCTCTGAAGCAATGTCTCTTAAAATTCCTACTAACACATCTTGTCTACGTTCGATCTCAATCATCTCTTCTGCAAGTTCTTTATTTTCTAAAAGGCCAGCCTTCTGCAACATATCAATTCTTTTTGACTCTATATCCATAACAAGTTTAATCGCTTGTGTTTTTGCACTAAGATTATTGGTCATTGATGCTTCATCTATTACTTCATAAGATTTACTAATAAGTTTTCCATAATGAGCATCTGCAGCAGCAAGTGCTTCTTTAGCACGGGCACGTATTGCATCATTAGCAGAAGCCATTACCTTCCACTCATTAATTAAAGCAACTACCTGAGTTCGTGGTATTTCCAACTCTTTAGATATTTTTGTAGGATCATTGCCCTTAAGGTATTCTTCAACTACCTTATTGACTTGATCTAAATGTTGAATTAGTTCATTATCAGTTGTCATTTTTTTCCTTTGCTATCTTCAATAATACCAGATAACCTATTAAATCATCTATATCGTTGTCCCCAATATAGTCAGTACCTTTCATTAAACGACTAAGTTTGTCGTCAATTCTTACTTTTAGTTGCTCAACTGGGTCAGATTTGCTAAATATTCTAACTGGATCCAAAGCGGAATCTCCATATGCAATATTTTTATTAATAAGCATATGTGCTATTTCATGACAAGTTGCCCAGATATCGGTACCCGATGGTGCACTAACTGAGTGTAAATATAAATCACGGCAATTAAAATGTTTTGAATCGCTATACACTGGTTTCAAATTCATCAAATTCCTCCTCTAGATTAAAATCAAATGTTTCTGGAATATTTTTTAATATAAGTATTGTATACATAATTCCAACTGCACCAAACATTGATATTAAAAATACTATTTTTTTTATTTTACTCATCGCTTTGACTTCCTTAATCCAAATTTAGCAAGATAAACATAAATTGTTTCTATGCTAACTCCACACTCTTTTCCAATTTCTTCTGGAGATTTTTTATCCATAAGATATCTTTTGCGAAGCCAGGCCTCACTTGTATACAGTTTAGTAGCCATAATTTTATTTGTCAAGTCCAGATTCATTAATTTCATAGTTATAGGCATTTGAATCTTCTAGGATCCATTTGTCATAACTTTCAACATCCCACTTATTTGTATTAACCAGCCTATGTAGTAGTAGATCTGGCTTGGTAACAAATGATGGTTCATATAATCTAACTCTATTGTTAGGCTGTACCGCAAAATTTCCATCGTCTCTTTGAATTACATGTCCGCATTTATGTTGGCCTGGGTTTTCTGAGTATCCATCGTCTAACACATTGCTATCTGGATTATGCCAATCTAAAGTAAATAGGTATTTACCAGGAACATTATTCTTTTCTCTATCTAGGTATGACATTCTCATATTACTTAAATTTTGAAATTTAGTTACAGACACATGTGGGGAAAACGAATTCCATAACACAAGGTTGTATATAGGTTCTTCAGGAACACCTGGCTTAGTACAGAATGCATTGATTGGCATTCTCCACCAGATACCACCATCTTCCATTAAAAAATGAAACAAGGGACTTCTAGCCTTAACGCTAGATACTCCAAAAATTACACATGGGAAATATTTATCATGACTATCTTCTTGATCTCTTAAAAAGTTTCCACGGACATAACACTCTATTGGTGGTATATTTGCATTCAGTTCTGGCATTACTTGTTTTCTCCTATCGCCTTATCCCAATTATTTATAGCCCAATGACCTATACCGCAAGCATCTGCAACATCATTATCAGTAATTGTTTTATCATAATTAATATTAATAAATTTAATTGTTCTTTCTTTTCTTAGGCTTCTTTCATATGATTTATACCAAGATATAGATTTACCAGGATTTTTAGATCTAATAATTAATTGCTCTTCTTTTGAAATCTTTTTATTTCCAATAAAATTTTGCCAAGTAATTGGAGAAACACGACCTATAACTTTTGTTCCAGATTGACCCGCTGCCCCAAGGATTGCACCTTGAACTAATGCAAGATCAGCAGCAGTTTTAGGACTATTCATAAACACTGTATGCTCAATTATTATTCCTTCAAAGCCACCATAATAATCAATAAAAGATTTAATTTTTTTTCCAGCATCCATTACTTTATCATAAATATTTGAACCATTGAAGTTGACTTTTCCAATAATGCCTAAAGTTTTTTCTTGGGTATTAAATAATGCAAAGGCAAAACTATTAGTGCTAGCATCTATTGCACAAATAACCCCTGGCTTATCCTTGTTCATAGTCAAAAAATCCTTTAATTTGTTTTAGCATCTTTTCTACTTGTTTTTTATTTATATTGCAATTAGAACAAAATCCAGAGTCATTATACACAGACAAATCTTCTCCGCAACCGCCAATGCATTTACGAATTTTTCCTTTTCGTTTTTGTCTTTTTGTTGTTTTATATCTTTCAGCAATCTTTTCTTTAGTAGAAATATCTCTGCAGACATTGCTACAATAAATTTGATAACTTACTTTTGGTTTAAAGTATACACCACAATCAAACCTATCACATAACTTCATTCAATTCCTCTAGTTTGCTGATCTTAATAACACCTTCAGGTGCTTCTGAACACACCTTTTGAAGAGGACAGTTTTTACAAATCTTAGAGTTAGATCGATAATTTTTCTTTGGAAGAACCTTGTCTTCCCAAGACTTACGAACAACACGCATCCATTCAAATGCATTGTCTACCCATTGTCTATAATAGTCATTGACTTCAACTGGTATAACAAGTAGTTCATGATTATTTTTATTTTCATAAATCATTACTGCTGTTTTCTTTTTAAATATTTTCATATAAATAAGTAGTTGAATTAGGTGTCCAGTTTTTGCTTCACCTTTGGCTTTTCTATATTCAAATCCTTCATTACCCATAGTTTTAATTTCACCAAGAAGTTCTTCACCATTCCAGTCAAGCATGACATCGCCATAACCAAAAATAGGAGGATCATCAAAAGTAACCTTAAATTCTTTGTCAATCAAAAATCCAGCATCAAACATTGCCTTTTGAATTCTTTCATGAGAAAGTGATCCTGCAGTCATATTGGCTGCACCGTAAGCATCAGCCTTATCTTCAAATATATTTCCTTCAAATGCTAGATACCAATATCTTGCACATTCTCCATGACCATAAGCAATTGTTGAAGGAGCAAACGTTTTCTTTTGTTGATGCTTTGGTCCACGGTTTGCAATATATCCGCTATTAATTTTTTCTATTAATGCATTTGTATCAATACCGCTAGTATTAGCCTTAACTTCTTTTTTAATCATAACTTGCTGTAGTAAACTTTTCGTCATTTTATCTCTTCTCTTTATATAAGTATATCAGGAATCAGCGAGTTATGTATTTTAATGCCGAAACTAAATCATTTACTGCTTCTGCTGCTGTGTAATAAATATTTTTCTTTGAACGGTTTGATTTGTCAACATTTGCCATCCAAGTTGCTTTTAATGATAATTTTGCTGCAATTGCTTGCAATCTTACTATTTCTAGAGTGGCAACTTGAATCGGGACATCTGGCTTAATGATTAACTTAGCAATCATTGTAAGTGCTACAGTTAGTTCTTCATCTTCCATAAAGTCAGCAATTTCTGAAAGACCATTGACCATATCAATTGTTGTTTTTTGTGGACCAACTTCATTCATTTTTATACTCCTCTGTTAATTGTTCTAGCATATCCATTTCAATTATAGCAAGTCTAACTTTAGTATTTCCTTCTCCCAATACAACAATAACTGCTGGATCTGCATTTTTTTTTAAAGCATCAGTTACTGCTTTAGCCCAAACTTCTTTATTTAAAGTAAAAGACTTAGAACATTCTTTAAAATCTACAACAAAGTTTTTCCAAGAAGCATCGCCTTTAGTATTATTTCTTCCAGAATTTTTATGTTGCTTTGCGCCGATTCTTTTTGATTCTGATTTTTCAGTCATTAGAATCTGCTTCTTTTAAATAATCTTTTTTAGTTTTTACAAGAAGAACTTCTGAAATATGTTTTTGGCTGCACATAAAAGTTACTTTTGCAGTTCCAACCCAATATCTCATACTTCTTACTTCTTCTCTACAAGTATGGCAAGGAAATTTTCCAGGATAAACAGTAAACTTTTTATCTGACATTGATAACTTTTTGTCTTAATTCTTCTTGTAAATTAAGATCTTCCTTTACTCTATTAATAAAACCTTCTCTGCCTTGAACTTTTGTACCATCATCTAGTTGATACCAAGCACCAGTTCTATTAACAAGACCTATTGATTCTGCTGTATCAACCAAGTCACCGATGGAATCAAGACCAATATTATCACCTCTAAAATAAAAATCATACTCACCAGATTGGAACCCTGGAGAAGTTTTTGAGAATTGTAACTCCCAACGAATCTTTCTACCAGTTTTTTCTTCAATTAACTTATCTCCTATTTGAATCTTGCCTTTAATTGCTTGATTGTCTGATTCAGAACTAAACAATTTAATAATGCAAGAAGAATAAAACTTTGTAGCCTGACCGCCAGAAGGTTGTTGGCTAGTATACATAGCACTAATATTGTTTCTAGACTGGCTAATAAGAACAAGTAAAGTAGGCTTAACTTTATTGTTGGCATAGTTGAGCATTTTCCATGCATTACTAAAGTCACGAGACTCTGCTCCAATTTGTTTTGTATTTTCTAAAGCCTTCATTTCATCTGTATCTTTTTCAAAATAAATTGCAGGAAGCATTGATGTAATTGAATCTACTACAATCAAATCTACTCCAGCATTCATTAGTCCAACGCCTACATCCACCATATCACTAATAGTTCTTGCTTGTGAATAAATTAATTTTTCTGGATCTACCCCTAAAGTTCTGGCCCAATCTTCTGAATATGACATTTCTGAATCAATCCATGCACACAACTTTCCCTCTGCCTGTGCTAAGGCAATCATTTGAAGGCACATAGAGGACTTTGCAGACGACTTTGAACCCCAAATGAGCACTTGTCTACCATAGGGCAAGCCTCCTCCTAAAGCACGGTTTAAACCATAACTTGGTGTTGGCTGGTATTCATAACTAATACCAACTCCACTCCCTAATCTTTTTCTCAACTTAGGATCAAGTTGTGCTAATGCTTCTTCTATGCTAACTGACATGTACATCCTCCAATGTTACTGTTCCGTCTTTTGTTTTGCCAAACTTAAAATTATAAATATTGCCCTCTTCAATTGTCATATATGCTTTTGCAAATGCAGTTGGAAATACCAAGATAGAATGTAAATCTCTAGAAGAATCTGCAACTGTAAGAGATGCCATCTTTTTGCCAGCCTTTGTCATTCTTGGCTTAAAAGCAACAACAAAATGTTCTCCTTCTTTATATGGAAGCATCTTATAGTTTAAAAACTTAATTAAAGAATGTTTAGATTCTTTTATATCATCAATTAAAACTGCAGAAACAATTCTATTATCAGATGCCAAAAGTATATATGTTTTACCAGCCTCAATAGTTGTATTCTCTTCATCAAAAATTCCTACCGAACCAGTTTTATCTAAAATTTCTATTCTTGACCAACCCTTAGATCTTTTAATTGATTTAACCATACCCATAACTATATAAGATCCAGTTTCTTCATACTCTTCAATATCATTAATATATGCATAATAATGCTGAGGAACAGAAATATTAAATTCTGGTAAATTTAAATATTCATATAGGTTTTCTTTAACAGTATCTGCATTTGCTGGATTATCGTTAAAGGTTAATGCTCCAATTGCATTCATTGCTTGAAGCGCTCTACTATTTACTCCATTGCCCTTTGTAAATGTAAATTCTTCAACATCTTTAAATGAACCAAATGGTCGTGCTGAGATATATCTTTCTGCAATTTTATCAGATATGAACTTGATAGCACTAAGTCCAAACCTAATGCCCTTACCTTCAATTTTAAAATCCATATCCGAATCGTTAATATGAGGTAGTTTAACGCTAATACCCATTCTTTTTGCTTCAATAAGATATTCAGTTCTTGCATCTTTGTCCTTTTCATTTTTTAACAATGCAAACATAAACTCTAACGGATAGTGATACTTTAACCACGCCGTCCAATACGATAGAGTAGAGTAAGCAACTGCATGGCTTTTGTTGAACGAGTATCCTGCGTGTGCCTCAAAGTCGTGCCAAAGATCCAAGGCTTTATTAGGAGATACGTAATTGCTCGCCCCAGCAACAAACCTATCTTGAAAAACATTGAACTCTTTTGCATCTTTTTTCTTTCCAATAATCTTACGAACTTTATCTGCTTCTGACCAAGACATTCCACCTAAGTGAACGCAAGCCTGCATGACCTGTTCTTGATAAAGGATACACCCATATGTGTCTAGTGTAAATTCTTGCATAATAGTATGAATATAATCTATATTTTGTCTACCATGTTTACGAGCAATATAATCTTTACCAATGGTATTCATAGCGCCAGGTCTGACTAAAGCGTTTGATGCAGCCAATTCTGCTAAGTTTTTAACACCCATTTTAACTAAAAGGTTTGTATATGGAGTTGCTTCGCATTGAAAAACTCCTTTTGTATAACCTTCTGAAAGCATTTGATAAACATTTTTATCATCCATATTAATTTCTAATAAATTAATATCTTTTTTATCTCGTTCTTTAATCATATTTAAACAATCTTTTAAAACACTTAATGTTTTTAAACCTAGTGCATCAATCTTAATTAAACCAATTTTTTCTGCTTCTTCCATGTCAACTGCAACAACTGGAATTCTATCATCGGAGCCAGCAACAGATCTTGTTTCTAATGGTGCAAACCTAAAGATAGGATCTTTACTTGTGACAACACCAGCAGCGTGAATACCTGTTCCTCTAATACGACCACGTAATTGGTCGCCATACTGCTCTACCTCTGGATATTTATCTCTAAACCACTGAGTTGACTTTGACATGCAATACTCATCCCAGGTATCAACAACTTTTAATACCTTGTTAACATCTGGTAATGGAATGTTTAGTGCACGGGCAACATCTCGAACAACACCCTTATCTTTAAACTGTAGGAATGTTGCAATAGATGCAACGTGTCTATACTGTCTTACTAAATAATCTTTAACTTCATCACGCCTTGTGTCTTGAATATCTGAATCAATATCTGGAAAATCGTTACGTTCTGGATTAATAAATCTAAAAAACAATAAACCATGCTCTATTGGGTCAATTTCCGTAACTCCAATAAGATAACATAACAAAGAACCAGCAGATGAACCACGACCAGGACCTACCATAATGCCTTCTTTTTTAGCCCAGTTCAACATATTACGAACAACAAGAAAGTATGGTGCAAATTTTTTATCACGAATGATTTCAAGTTCTTCCATTAAACGAACTTCATACTCATCGTTGCCTAGCCAGTTAGATGTTAGTTTCTTTTTTTCTAGTCCCTCAAATGCTAGATTTGATAACTCTTGATCTGGATTTTTATATTGAACGGGTAATAGATTAAGTCCTTCCTTAATATCATATTCTTCTACCTTATTGGCAATTTCAATTGTAGAAGTAAACATATCTTCACGCTCAATACCCTGCTTTGCCATTGCCTGCTTCATTTCTTCATAAGAAAGAAGATGTATATCAAACTTATTAAAACTCATCATGCGGTCAGCACCATACAAATAATCTAAGCGCTCCATAAAAGTTTCTTTTTTCTTGGACTTTTCGTATGTAGCATCTTTTTCTAATTTAGAATGAGTATTAAGAATAAGCATTAACTCTTGAATTTCTTTTTGGCTTGTATCAGCATGATGACAATCTGGTGTAACAACAATTTTAATTTTCATTGCGTCAGCAAGTTCAATAATTCCTTTATTAATTTCTGGTGAATTATGTGGCATTACTTCAATGTAATAGTCATCGGCAAATTCATCCTTAAACCATTGCATATGGCGTTTTGCAGTTGCAAGTTCTCCTAATTCTACTGCTTTAGCAACCCAACCACTTAGGCAAGCAGAGGTAACAATCAATCCTTCTTTATACTTCTTTAAGGTATCAAAATCAAATCTTGGTTTACTAAAAAAACCATCTGTCCAAGCAATTTCATTAATCTTATTAAGATTTTCAAGTCCTTGTTGATTCTTAGCGAGAAGAACTATATGATGATAGTTTAAGTCAAGAGGATCATTGCGTTCTGCCTTTGATCTCTTATCTGACATATCTCTAGTCATATAGCCTTCTACACCAAGTATTGGCTTAATGCCCTTTGCTTTTGCAAGACGGTGCAATTCACGATGCCCAGATAAAGAACCATGATCGGTGATAGCCAAAGCAGGCATACCAAGATCTACTGCACGGTTAACGTATTCTTCTGGAGTAGCAACACCATCCATTAGGGAGTAGTGTGTATGGACATGTAAGCCAACGTAGTTCATTAATTACCAGTCAATATTTGTTGAGGTAACTGATGGAGTATCAAAACCAAAGAAGAATGCTTCTTGCTCTGGATA